AGCCTTGTCGCAATCCAGCTCCCTTTGACAAGGGAGCCAAGTGTGGTGGTGCGGGGCGAGGGGTGGATGTGGTTTTGAGAGGGTTGTGGGGATGGAGAGGGTCGATGCAACGGGAGGGGCAAGCCCACTCCCCTACGAAAAGAGAGTGTGATAGTTCAAATGTGAAACCATACAAGCACACACAAACATTCGCCATACGAAAAGTGGGTTGGATAGTGCGAATGCGAAACAGGCAGAGCGTTCATTAAAAGGCGAGGGTGGTGGTGCGGGGCAAAGGGTTGGCGAGTATTTTGTGAGGGTTGTGGGGATGGAGAGGCAGGTGGGGATGGCGATGGATTTACAGAAAAACGGGAGGTGTTGCTGAGATGAAAGATAATGATGTAAAAGGCGGAAGGAGGGTGGTATGGTCGCCGCAGGAAAGGCAGGCGGAGTTTATGCAAAGGGGAGAGTATGAGGCTTTGTACGGGGGTGCCGCCGGCGGAGGTAAGTCTGACGCACTTCTGGCGGAGGCACTTAGGCAGGCGGATAAGGCTTGCTACAGGGGGATAATTTTCAGGAAAACGTATCCGCAGCTGACGGAGCTTGAGGACAGGTCGCAGACGCTATATAAAGGTGCGTATCCTGCGGCGAGGTACAACAAGACCAAGCACTGCTGGAGCTTTCCGTCCGGGGCTAAAATCTATTTCGGGGCGATGCAGCATAAGAAAGACAGGCTTAACTATCAGGGCAAGCATTATGACTTCGTGGGGTTTGATGAACTGACGCAGTTTTCCTTTGACGAATACAGTTATATGTTTTCGAGAAACAGGCCGGGCGGAAAAGGCACGAGGGTGTACATCAGAGCTACGGCGAATCCGGGCGGTCCGGGTCATTCGTGGGTAAAGCAAAGGTTTATAACGGCAGGCGAGCCGATGAAACCGATAATAGAAGAACATAAGGTGAAAAAGCCCGACGGGGCGGAGATAATCATAAAAAAATCGAGAGTGTTCATCCCGGCGAGCGTATTTGACAATAAGGAACTGCTGCGAAACGATCCGGAATATCTTGCGAGCCTGTCTATGCTTCCGACCGCCGAGAGAAAGGCGCTTCTGTACGGGGATTGGAACAGCTTTACGGGGCAGGTTTTCACCGAATGGAGAGATGACCCGGAGCATTATTGCGACAGAAGATGGACGCACGTCATAGCGCCGTTTGAGATACCTCGCCACTGGGAGATAGTGAGGGGATTTGATTTCGGGTATACAAGGCCGTTTTCGGTAGGGTGGTATGCGGTGGATACTAAAGGGTGCATCTACAGGATAAGAGAATACTACGGCTGTACGGATAAGGCGAATGAGGGCATAAGGCTTGAGCCGTCGGTAATTGCCGAGAATATCAGAAAAATAGAGCGTGACGATCCGAATATAAGAGGGAGAAATGTGTACGGGGTCGCAGACCCTTCAATATTCGATAAAAGCCGTGGGGAAAGCGTCGCCGACCTTATGGCACGGTCGCCTAACTTTATAATCTGGTCGCCGGGGGACAACGCAAGAATATCGGGTAAGATGCAGTACCATAACAGGCTGGCGTTCAACGGTGACGGGGAGGCGATGTTCTATTGCTTCAACACCTGCAGAGAGTTTATCAGGACTATTCCTGCGCTTATGTATGACGAAAAGAACGTGGAGGATATTGACACAACGATGGAGGATCACATATATGACGAATGCAGGTATGTCCTTATGGAGCATCCTATCGCCGCACCGGTAAAGCGTGGGGAGATTCCGGCAGGCGACGATCCTCTCGAACAGAGAAAGCCCGAAAGAGCGGAATCGTTCTATATGATGTGATTATGAAAGGAGAAATATGAAGAAAATCGGTAAGGAGCAGGTGCGTAAGGCAAGGCAGACGCTTGCAAAGTATAAGGAGGGGAAGGCGGTACTCGACAAGAGAATCGTGTCAAACGAGCAGTGGTGGAAATTAAGGCACTGGGGCGAAATAGGTTATGACAAGGACGATACAAGGCCTATGCCGGCATCGGCGTGGCTGTTCAACTCGTTGGCAAATAAGCACGCTGACGCTATGGACAATATACCTGAGCCTGCGGTGCTTCCGAGAGAAAAAAGCGACGAGGAGGTCGCAAAGCAGTTGTCGCTGATACTTCCTGCGATACTTGAACGCTGTGGCTACGAAAAGCTGTACAGCGACGGCTGGTGGTACAAGCTCAAGAACGGCAGTATGTGTACGGCTGTTGTATGGGACCCTGACGCTGACGGCGGTATGGGAGATATAGCGATAAGAAACGTTGATATTCTGAATCTGTTCTGGGAGCCGGGCATAAAGGATATTGAGGAGAGCGCAAACCTTTTTTATGTGACGCTTGTTGACCGTGAGCGGCTGAATCTGATGTACCCTGAATTTTTGGGGGAAGATACCGAAAGCGTTGCGGGCGGTACTGAAAACGTGAAAAAGTACAAAACGGAGGATAAGACGGACGACAGTGCGAAGGTCGAAGTCGTCGACTGGTACTACAAGAAAACGATAAACGGCAGAAAACAGCTCTGCTACTGTAAATTCTGCGGCGACAGGGTGATATATTCGAGCGAGGACGATGAAAGCTGTGCCGACGGATTCTATAAACACAGCCGTTATCCATTTGTTATGGATACGCTGTTTGTGCAGGAGGGAACTCCGTGCGGATTCGGCTACATAGATGTTATGCGTGACGCACAGATGTATATAGATAAGCTGTCGCAGGTCGTTCTTGAGCATACGGTGATGATGAGCAGAAAGAGATATTTTATCCGACAGAACAGTGCGGTGAACGAAGCCGAATTTGCCGACTTAAAAAACAGATTCGTTCACGTTGCGGGAAATCTCGGCGATGAGGATATAAGGGAAATAAAGGCAGAGCCGCTGGACAGCTCGGTGATGAATGCACTGAATTTAAAAATAGACGAACTGAAGGAAACGAGCGGAAACAGGGATTTTTCTCAGGGGTCGGTTTCAAACGGCGTTACGGCGGCAAGCGCCATTGCGGCTTTACAGGAGGCAGGAAGCAAGCTGTCGAGGGATATGATAAAGGGAACGTATTTTGCGTTCCAGCAGGTGTGCTATCTGATAATAGAACTGATAAGGCAGTTTTATGATACGCCGAGGAGCTTCAGGATAACCGGGGGATATGACGCTTTTGACAACTCTGCCATAAAGGAGCAGAGCAGGGAGCTTTTCGGGGTGCAGCTTGGGACGAAGAAGCCTGTTTTTGATATAGTATGTACGGCATCGAAGAAATCGCCGTTTTCCAAAGCATCGCAGAATGAACTTGCAAAGCAGCTTTTTCAGCTTGGATTTTTCAATCCGGAAACGGCGGTGCAGGCACTGGGCTGTCTTGCAATGATGGACTTTGAGGGAAAAGAAGAAATTGAGCGTGTAATAAGGGATAACGCAGGAATGAACGAGGTGAAGATATGACAAGAGTAAGAATAGACAAGTCGGATCTTGGCAGGGATATTTATATCACGGGACACTGTGCGAACGAAAACAGCGGGTCGGCAGAGGCTACGCTTGTATGTGCGGCAATGACAACGCTTGCGCAGACGATAGCGCAGAATGTTTTTGACAGCGAGGACACGGGGGATACCGATATTATTGATGTTACGCTGAGAAGCGGTCAGGCGGTCATAAGCTATGTGACGGACGACGACGGGCTGAACACGGCGGTTGACGGGATATGCAAGGGGTTTGATATGCTGGAGGAAAACTATCCGGAATATGTATCCTGCTACAGAAGTGAGAGGTAAATATGGAAGCGACAGAGAATGTACAGGCGGCGGATAACGGTAAAGAAAACGCTGAAACAAGCGAAGAAGTAAAGGTACAAAAGAGTGAAGAAAGCCTGAGCGAAAACAATAAACCGGATAAAGCCGAGGGAGAGCAAAACGAGGATAAGGCGGAGCTTTTCAGGCAGGCGGTGCTTGAGTCAAAGCGTGAGAGGGCGGCAAGGGCAGAACGGATATTGAGCCTTGTGGCGCAGTTTTTCGGAGCGGATAAATGCGACTATGACGGAATAGAAAATGCGGTATCTGAGAGGAACTTCGAGCGGTGCAGAAGAAACGATATGGAGTACAGGCTGGAGCGGTGGCAAAAGGAAAGCGAGGAGGTAAAGCAGACATATCCTCAGTTTGACCTTGCAAAAGAAATGAGTGACAGAAGATTCTTTTCGCTGTGCTATAAGGGCGTGGGGCTTGAGGAGGCTTATCTTATCGTGCATAAGGACGAGCTATTTACCGCCGCAATGGAATATGCGGCATCTGAGCTTATGAGAAGCGGTGCATTCTGCAAAAGCGGCAGAATGAAGGAGGGTGCGCTGTCACCTGCGGGAGAGGTTACGAAAAGCGAGAAAAGCCTGTCTAAAAATGAGCGGAAGGAGCTTATCAGACGGACGGAGAGAGGGGAAAGAGTGGTGCTTTGATCGTTTATGAATGATGAAGAAAGGTGGTGAGATATGAATATTGCAACGGGAGGGCAGGCGGGAATTTAAAAAAGCCACAGCCGCACGGGGAAAAGTTTTGCGGCAGGCAGAAACGATAAGAAAAAACGATAAGAAAATAGAAAGATGACGGTATCAGCCGTCGGGAAAGGAAATCTATATGAAGATGAGAGAAGTTAAATTAAATCTGTTCGATGTACAGACAACAGGACAGGCAAGTCTGTCCGCTGAGATGAAAACGTTCTATGAGAACACGCTGATAGATATTGCAGAGCCTAAGCTGGTGCATGACCGCTTTGCAGACAAATATCCGATACCCAAGAATAACGGCAAGACAATAGAGCTGAGAAAGTACAGCTCGCTTGCAAAGGCGACAACGCCGCTTGTCGAGGGCGTTACACCTGCGGGAAATATGCTGTCGGTAACAGCTAAGACGGCAACGGTGAATCAGTACGGCGACTATATCAAGCTGTCGGATATGCTGGAACTTACCGCAATAGACAACAATGTAGTGCAGTCGACAAAGCTGCTCGGCAGTCAGTCGGGAAGAACGCTTGACACGATAACAAGAGAGATAGTGAACGCAGGAACGAATGTTATATATGCCTGCGGCAAGGACGGGAGCGAGGTGCTGTCAAGAGATGAACTGAGCAAGGACTGCGTTTTATCGGTGGACACGGTATTCCGTGCCGCCGCACAGCTTGAGAGCATGAATGCAGACGGAATAGACGGGGAGAGCTATGTTGCGATAATACACCCTTATGCCGCATATGACCTTATGAGAAGTGCGGAGTGGGTCGATGTGCATAAGTATGCCGATCCCGAAAGCATATTCAAGGGGGAGATAGGCTCGCTCGGCAATGTGAGATTTGTAAAAAGCACGGAGGCGAAGATATTTGCCGATGAAAGCTGTCCGCAGTTCTATCAGCTGACCTCCGACGCAAATTTTCTTGAGGGGAAGGACTATTATACGAAGTCGGGCGACAGCTATCAGAAGGCAAGCGTTTCGGCGGGCGGACAGGTCACAGCCTCGACATATTACGAAAAGAAGGCGCTTGCGGTGTTCTCTACTCTGGTTATAGGAGCGCACGCCTATGCGGTGACGGACATTGCCGGCGGCGGTCTTCAGCACATAGTAAAGCAGCTGGGCTACGGCGACGATCCTCTGAACCAGAGAGCAAGCGTGGGCTGGAAGGCGGTACGCACAGCCGAGATACTTACGGACGAGTATATGGTGAGAATAGAGAGCTGTTCTCCTGTTTATTCGGAAAAGACGAGCGCAAATTAAAGCCGGTAAAGGACAACCGGAATAAGCGGCACAGGGTCACTGCAGGGAATGGTGACAGCAACGGCAGTGCGGGAGGGTAAGGGGAATAATATTGCAAAGGAGAAATATATGAAAGAAAACTTAACTGAGCTTGTGGCGGTAAGGCTGTTCAAGGACAATGACAAGTACAGCTCGGATGTGTTTGTATCGGTGAACTGCAACAATTATCTTATACGCAGAGGTGAAACGGTGATGGTGCCGTTGTTCATAAAAAAGGAACTGGACAGAGCTGAGCTTCAGAGAAAGAGAGCGGAGTACTACCGTGATGAAGGATGGAAGCAGTCGCTGATAGTGCAGGAGGGTAAGTGATGACGGTAAAGGAAGTCATTGAAACGGTTGACGCACTGCGACCGAACGAAATCGCCGCAGAGGACAAGAGAAAGTGGCTTTATGAGCTTGAAAGCAGAATATATGAGGATCTGTATGTTACGCACGAGCATGAGGGAATTGGGTTTACCGATACGGAAAAGATCACGAGCGACGGTACAACGGAGCTTTTCATAAAGGCTCCGCACGATGAGATATACATTCTTTATCTTTGCTCGCTGATAGATTTTTACCATGCGGAGTATGAGAGATATGCCAATGACAACGCTCTGTTTGACGCTTTGTATGAAAGCTGCTGCCGTTTCTGGAACAGCAGGCATATTTCGTGCGTGAGAACCGAAATCACGGGATAGGAGGAAGAACTTGGCGGTAAGAGAAATAACGGGTGGTACGGAAAGTGCCGTAAAGTTCGGCGGTATCGATCGCTCGAACGGTACGCCGCTTGGATACTGGCAGGAGCTGTACGGTATGGATTTTACCGCTTTTCCTGCGCTTAAAACGGTAAAGCCGTTTTCGTACAAGGCGTTGGCTGACGGTATAACGGGGTATATCATAAAAAACGGGGAGATAGTATACACAAAGGCGGACGGTATATATATTTCGGGAGTGAAAACGGCGGTAAATCTCAGCGCAGGGGAAAAACAGCTTGTGTCGCTGGGAGCATACATACTGATAATGCCGGACGAGGTGCTTGTAAATACCGCAGACACGCCTGCAAGCGTGCAGTATACGGCGAAGCCCTCGCTTTCAGGCACGCTGTTCGAATATAACCAGAACCAGACACGGCCTACGGTTTCTATATATAAGCTGTTGTATCTTGATGTGCCTGAGGAAAGCGTAGCGCTGTCAAGCTACAGCGTTGGCGATATGGTCAGGATAGATTATGAATACGGCGGAAAGAAACAGTACCTGTCTGTAGTGATAAGCTCGGTCGGAAAGGAAAGCTACAGTATGGACGGGTGTGTGTCGATTAACTTCGACACGAGTGCGTACAGCGATACCTACTATTTTTATACGGAAAAGCGGAAGATGGACAAATTCATGGTGCCTAATATAAAGAATGCGGTCTTAAGTTGTCCGATACCGAAGATGGATTTTATAACAGAGCATAACAACAGGCTGTGGGGGTGTTCGTCGGCAAATCGTGAAATATACTGTTCAAAGCTCGGAAGTGCTACGGAGTGGGGAAGCTATGACGGCATCTCAACTGACGCATGGGCGGCAACGGTAGGCTCTGACGGGGATTTCACCGGAGTATGCGTGTACGGGGGAGGCGTACTGTTCTTTAAGGAAAATGTCGTTCATATTGTCTATGGCACAAGAGCGTCAAACTTTACGCTAAGCACCGTAAAGCTGAGAGGCGTTCAGAAGGGCAGTGACGGCTCGCTGTGCATATCGGACGGACTGCTTTATTATAAGGCGCCAGAGGGGATATTCAGCTTTAACGGCTCTGCATCGGTGAGGATCGACGCAAAGCTGGGTGATGATATTACCGATACGGCGGTGATGACGGCAAACGGAAGATATGTTGTTATGTGTGCGGCTGACAAAACGGTGTATTATTATGACAAGCGCTACTCGGCGTGGTACACGAGGCGGCTTGCGGATGTAATCTCGGCGCACGAGATAAACGGCAGGCTGTATGCCGTTACCCGTGACAGCAATAAAAAGATGAGGCTTGTAACGCTTGTCGGAAACGACAGCGGCTATACGGACAGTGACAGGAGCGAATTTTCTGCGGTCAGCGGCGAGCTTGGCAGAGGAAGCATATTCAGAATATATAAAAAGCTGAGAATGTCGCTGTATCACAAAAAGCAGGACAACGAAACGCTTGAGCTGTCGGCATATATAAGCACTGACGGCGGAGAATGGAGGAAGGTATATGAGCTTTGCAGTGAAAAGGGGAATGGCGAAGAAATAGCTGTCGCTCCTGTAATACCGCTCAGATGCAGAAAGATAAAAATAAAGATATGCGGCGAAGTAAGCGGTGACGCTTATGCAACGCTGTACGGCATATATCTTGACAGTGAAAAGGGAAGTGAGATAAGTGGATAATCTGAATATGAGCTTTGCTCCCGATAAATCTGCGGAGGACAAAGGGAGGATAAATGCGGTAGAGGATTATCTGTCGCTACTTACCGAAAGGATAAAATTCTGTTTTAACGGCATTGATGAGAATATTGCACAGAAGTCTGACGGCAAAGAGGAAAAACAGCTTATTTACAGTACGATTGCGGACGAAGTGGGACAGTTCACCGCTACCGGCATCGGCTGTGAGATATTCAACGACTATGAAAATAATATCGCAAGCTCGCTTTACGCACACGCCGAAGGAAGCGGCACGAAGGCAACAGCACCAAGCACACACGCAGAAGGAAACAGCACAGTTGCAAGCGGCACATACGCACACGCAGAAGGGAGAGAAACAACTGCTTCAGGGCAGAGTTCGCACGCTGAAGGAGAGAACACCACAGCAAGCGGTTATTACAGCCACGCAGAAGGAAACGGTACTGTCGCAGACGGCGGATACAGCCACGCAGAAAACAGCGGCACAACGGCAAGCGGTTGGTACAGCCACGCAGGAGGAATAAACAGCAAAGCGAAAGCAGAAGCGTCCTTTGCTCACGGTATGTATGCGGTATCCGATTATCGAAGCGGGGCGGCTTTTGGCATAATGAACAAGACTAAGGACGCACTTTTTGTTGTCGGAAACGGTTCACCGGGAGGAAGTTACGAAAGCGATGCACTGGTGCTTGACGATGGCGGAAATCTGTGGGTGGCAGGCAGTATAAAGTGCGGCGGTGGCAGCGGAGGTTATACCTTGCCGCCTGCGACAGCCGACACGCTCGGTGGCGTGATGATAGGGGATAATATATCGGTAACGGCAGACGGGGTTATCTCGGTGAATCTGTCGGCATATCTGAAATCAGACGAAATATCGGACTGGGCTAAGCTGTCTGAAAAGCCGACATATACAGCAAACGAGATAGGACTTGGCAATGTGGATAACACAGCAGATGCCGACAAGCCGATATCTACAGCGACACAGACAGCACTTGACGGTAAGGCAGATACAGGACACACGCACACGGTATCCGACATCACAGATATGCCTGCATACTTGACACAAGAAACCGATCCGACAGTGCCTGCGTGGGCAAAGGCTGAAAGCAAGCCTGTGTATACAGCGGAAGAAGTCGGGGCGGCAGAGAAAAATCATACACATAATATGTCGGATATTACGGATATGCCCGAATGGACGAAAACCGAGAATAAGCCTGCTTATACGGCAAAAGAAGTCGGTGCGGCGACAGCGGCAGATATTACTGCGGCGGTGAATGCTGTCGAGATCGGCGGAAGAAATCTGCTGTATGACAGCACCGGAAATCTTAAAAAAGGCTGGAGCGGTAACACTATAATAACGGTTGATGGCGGAATATCAGGAAATAGTCTTGCAATATCCAGAACCGGCTATTCCGGCAATGCACGATATTTTGGCACGAGCAAGAGGCACTTTCTGACGGATTTCAAGGTTGGCACAAGCTACACGCTTTCGGCGTGGATAAAGGTCAGAAGCGATGTCGAGCTTGACGCAAGCGGCTATGTAATGGCAAGATTCCGTTCCGCTGATAATACGAAGCTGCATATTTTACCGCTTACCGTCAACAACAAAACCAAAAAGGACGAGTGGCTCTACTGCGAAAAGACTTGGACGATAGACGACAGCGACATAGCAAAGCTCGAATGCGTGGCGCTTGCGCTTGATAAAAACGGCATGATCGAGGCTTGCAACATCAAGCTCGAAAAAGGCACTAAGGCTACAGACTGGTCGCCTGCGGTCGAAGAGAATACGGAGCGTATCGCAAGCCTTGAAGCAAGAGTAGCGGCACTCGAAGCGGCGGCGGTATCGGGTGGTGAGGTATAATGTTGGATTTTGGCAGATGGATAGTCGAGGTTGCTGTGAACGGCGTTAAAAGCGGCAGTTTTGGCAGGGCTTGGGCGGCTATGCAGCTTGGCAATCATTACAGCCGTGACAGAATCACGGCGGAGGATATTGCGAGGTTTGATGAGGAAATGAATGAGTATGAGGCAAAGATGAACGAGGCGGATTGCACTGAAATTTATGAGGAGGTTATATGAGCGAAAAACAGAAAAACAAGGATAAGGACAGCGCTCCGGTATATAAGAGCGGATACGGCGACGCACTGAAAAACAATCTTGCAAAGGTTATGGAAAAGAAGAACTTCACCTATGACGCAGATAAGGACAAGCTGTTCTCACAGTATAAGAACAGCTATGAAAAGTCGGGCAGAACGGCTATGCGTGACACGATGGGAAATGCGGCATCGCTTACGGGCGGATACGGCAACAGCTATGCGGTTACTGCAGGTCAGCAGGCGTACAACAGCTATATGTCAAAGCTCAACGATAAGATTCCCGAACTTGAACAGAGGGCGTATGAACGTTATAAGGACGATGAGGAAAGTGCGTATAAGCGACTCAATACGCTTATAGGGCTTGAGAAGTCGGACTACGGAAGATACCGTGACAGTGTTGACGATTATAACACAAACAGGAATTTTGAATATAATAAAAGCAAGGACGCTCTGGCACAGCGTAATTTACAGGCACAGTTTGAACGGGATAATTACGAGAACGACAGGGATTATAACCGCAGGGTATATGAAAACAACAGGGATTATAACCGTAGGGTGAGCGAAAATGACAGGGATTATGCTCAGAAGGTGTATGACAGCGACCGCAATTATCAGATAAAACTGAACAACTCGCTGAAAGACGCTGTGGAGAATGAGGAAACCGGCAGTACGAAATTTTCGCCGAGTGACGCTTATGATTTTATCAGCAAGTATGGGGATAAAATCTATACGGACGAGGAATATATCGAGGCGCTATATCAGCTTTACGGTGATAAGGAGGGCTTCTTTGACTGGGTGGAACATATGGAGATACCCGGTGACACAAAGGGCACAACGTATCTTGAGCTGTTGTATGAGATACATCCGGAGCTTAAGCCGACAACGTTTAAGAAAATGGGTATGCCTGATGACGAGCTTATAAGAAGAACCGCAACAGGCGGCGGAGCTACGCCTCCTCATTCCCAGAGCTTCTGGTGGTTGAATCAAGGGATGACAAAAAAGTAAAAAAGTCAAAGCAAAGGAGGGGAAATATGAGCAGGATACAGATAATTATAGACAGCATAGCAGGTGCTGTCGGAGCGGTGCTGGGATTTATGTACGGCGAGGTAAACGGTTTGTTCCGTGCGCTTATCGCTTTTATGATCCTGGACTATGTGAGCGGTGTGCTTGCGGCGATAGCGGAGAAGAAGCTGTCAAGTGCGGTAGGCTTCAAGGGGATAGCGAAAAAGCTGCTGATACTTGTGTTCCTGTCGGTAGGTCATATCGCAGACACATATGTGCTTGGCGGTGTGCCTGTCGCTATGACGGCGGTAATGCTTTTCTATATCGCTAACGAGGGAATCAGCATTGTCGAAAACGCATCGGCACTGGGACTGCCGGTGCCGCAGAAAATAAAGAATGTACTAAGGCAGATAAAAAGCAAAAGCGGGGAGGACGACAGTGAGAACAAAGGGCATTGACATCAGCAGGGCGCAGGAGCAGTTCGATTTTACGGCGGCTGTGTCGGCAGGCGTGAAGTTTGTGATTATCCGTGCCGGCATACGCACGGACGAGGACACTTATTTCAGACGTAATATCGAGCAGTGCAGAAAACTTGGAATAGATTTCGGCTGTTACTGGTATGTTACGGCGACAGACACGGCGGAGCTTGACAGGCAGATAAATGCGTGTGTCAAGACAATAGGTGACGAAAAACCGTCATATCCCGTGTTCTGCGACATGGAGGAACAGCGTCAGATAGACAACCTCACAAGCAAGGAAAGAACCGATATGGCACTTGAGTTCTGCGACAGGCTGAATAAGGCAGGGCTTCCGTCGGGAGTGTATGCTAATCCTTCGTGGCTTGAAAGCTACTATCAGAAGGAACGTATTGTTGGAAAGCGTGATATATGGCTTGCACACTGGACCGAAAGCCCGGATTATGCAAGCCGGTATGACTACGGGCAGAAAATGTGGCAGTGGGGCATTGACAGTATCGCAGGCAAGGACGTTGACGGGGATATTTGCTTTGTAGATTATCCTGCGATAACGGCTAAGTGGTACAGGGAAAATTGCGGCGATAAGCCGGAAAAGCCGGAAAAGCCGGAAAAGCCGGAAAAGCCCGTGAATCTGTTTAAAAAAGGCGACAGCGTGAGGGTGAAGCGTGGTGCGAGGTTTACAAACGGGGTTGAGCCGTATTCTTATGTATATGATACAATCTATACCGTTCAGCAGGTGTCGGCAAGCGGCAAGGAAACGCTTATAGGCATCGGCTCGGTGCCTACCGGATGGCTTTATACAGAGAATCTGTACAAGGCGGAAAGTGACGAGATAACGCAGAAATTTGCTGTAGGCGATAAAGTCAAGGTGAATTACGGTGCTAAGACGTATAACGGTGGCTCGCTTGCGTTGTTCGTGTACACGAATGTGTACGAGGTTATGCAGGCAGGCTCGGGTGACAGAGAGGATTATATCGTCATCGGTCAGGGCGGGCAGGTCACTGCGGCGGTAAGAGCGGAGGATCTTACGAAAATATAGCATAAAAATAACGCACAGGCGAACAGCCTGTGCGTTTAGTTTGTAGAAAAAGTCTTATATTTGATGTACTTCTGTTATATCATTCAGCTTAGACTATGACATCAAGTTACGATAGTTCTTTTTGTCTGACAGCACTTCTCGGGTTCGCTATTCGAATTAATACACTTGTCAATATGAAAGAGGGAGACAACCAAAGGGATCAGGGCAAGGGACTTGACAGCCCCTCTCCCTGTCCCTTAGGTTTTCTCCCTCTTGGCTCC